TTCAGGTTACATCAATAAATTTGTTAAGGAATACAAATTAAAATCTCCTCATCCTGAGTTTGATAAGATGAAAGATGTATATCTTTCAACAAAAGCTGGACCGAGTGGTCCTGCTACTTTATCAGCTCAGAAAGACTTGTTGAATTTTTCTTATCCAATGATGGATAATATTTTGAAAATTACAACAAGTGATGGTGGAGATTTCTTCTGTAAGAATTATACTGAGGCCTTTAATAATAATATTACACCAAAATTAAAAACTTTGGGTAAAATATCATTTATTAAAGATCCTGAGTGTAAGTTAAGAATAATTGCAATTAGTGATTACTTTTCACAATTATACTTAAAACCTATCCACAATATTATTATGAAAAAACTTAATAATATAGAAATGGATAGAACTTATACTCAGTCTCCTATTGCAAAATGGGAGATCAATAATGAGAGATTTTGATCATTAGACTTAAGTTCAGCAACAGATAGATTTCCTGTAGAATTACAGAAAAGACTTTTAGCAAGAATATTCCATATGGAATTAGCTCAAAGTTGACAATCTATACTGAACTCAAGAAGTTTTACTACACCAGAAGGTTACGAGTTGAAATATTCAACTGGTAACCTATGGGTACATATTCTTCTTGAAGTGTTTTCACCCTTACTCACCACCTAGTTGTGTACTATTGTGCACAACTTTGTGGATACAAGAACTTTAATCAATATATGATTCTTGGTGATGATATCGTCATAAAAAACGATAAAGTCGCAAAGAAATATATTGAAATTATCAAAGGTCTTGGAGTTGAATTATCTGAGCAAAAAACACATGTATCACAAAATACATATGAATTTGCAAAAAGATGAATTCAATGAGATAAGAACCGTGAGATTACTGGATTACCACTTGGAGGTATTCTTAGAAATATAAATAATCCAAATATTGTTTTCACAATATTATATGATTATTTTAAAATTAAGAATAACTACAATCCAAGTAGTACCAATTCTTTAGTAGATTTGGTTAGTCTTTTATACCATAAATTAATACTAAGAAATAAAAAATATTTTAAACTTAATATTAAAATGATAAAATCTCTTAGTAATTTCTCATTGATGCTAGATGTAGTTTTTGGTTACTATTCATATGATAATTTAAGAAAATTATTTAGTATGAATATAACAAACGAAAACTACATGATACCGGATGAAAGGACAATCCTTTTTGAATTAAAAAGGATCCTCTCAAAAGGTCTAGCAACAAGAATTTTACAGATGAATCTAAAAATCATTTCATCTCCTAAAGTACTTTTAGATAAGTTTACTATAGAAGATAAAAATGAGTTAAGATTTAATCCTGTGTTCCTTGCCATCTACAATACTATCACAAAATTCAAGAATGTTGAATTAGAAGATCTTAATGATCTTCACAACATTTCTAAAGAAATTTGTGATATTAATATTGATAACATTTTCAACAAAGATAGAAACAAAATTCAATCTTTAATTGAAATTGGAAAAATATTAGTAGATGGATTCAAATTGGTTAACAATACTCAAGAAGTATATTATGGATCATCAACATTAGAAGATTCATATACACTTAATGGTATTGGATCAATTCTAAAGAAGAATTTATCAACTTTAGAACTTGATCAAATTATACAAG